ACATGTTGGTGACGAGGACTTTTTTGACTCACAATTTCAGCCAATGTAGTAATTTTATGACCAGACTTTTGTAAAATGCGCTTGAATGTCATGTTGTGATTCAAGGTCATTCGAATAGAGGTGATGGCCAATTGAGCATACATACACTCGTCTTCCACATAGGTTGATGCGTGATACTCAAAGGTACCATGCAACACGTCATTTTGAAACACATATGTATCAAGTCTGTGTGTGTCTACGACAACTTCGTCTCCATACACACTGTGACGACGACTCTTTAGACCAGTAGTGTGTGCGCGTTCATAAAAATCACTCTGGTGACGCGGAGATGCCACGCTATATGTGAGTGAGCCTGCACTAATTTCAAATTGTGCAACATGCACACGTTCACCCACATCATCGTACCGATTGGCAGGCACCAAACGAAACGATAAATAGAGTACATCTGCAGTGGGAGTAAATCCATCCATGGCAATCACAGCTTGACAAAAGGTACCATCCCATTGTAGTGTTTTGTTTTGAATCGCAATGGCGTCAGAGTCCACTTTTAAATCGTCATATTGCAGACAGGCCACGACGGCCCAATCCATGGTGGTCTTTCTTTTTTTTTGAACCCAACATTTTATATAGGTGTAAATTTTTATACACAATGTTAGTAAAACCGCGCCATTTACAAGAGGAACAACCAAGCGTGTGTTGTATTCCACGCGGCACACCAACCACATATGACGCAAGTAAGGATTTTGTATTTCAAGCGTGGACATGGAACATGGTAGACGAAGGTGAACTGGATACACCCAAGAAGGAAACACGACGCGCCAAAGTGTACATTACTGGGACTACAGAAACGGAGTTGTCGGTGTCCTTGCGCGTCGATGTCAAACCATGGTTTATGGTCAAAATGTTGGATTCACAAGGTCGTAGTGTATTGTGGACACCTGAACAGATTGAACACTTTATTCATGACATGCTCTTGGAAAAACGCACCATACCCACGGGCAATGAACCGGGGTACGTAGAAACCTTTATGGATCCTCATTCGGGACGTCCAGCTGGATACTTGTGTCAGGAGGAGGAAGACAACCTTGAATTTCCCTCATACGCACGTCATTACAATCAGTATGATTTCAACGGATTGCTACGCGTGCACACACAGCGCGTTCAAACGTACAATAGTGTCCCTGGCACCCAGTGCAAACATCGATCCAGTTATCGATCGGCCTTTTCCCATTATGAAGTGGTTCACATGCACGATTTGGATGCTGGATTCACAGGACCAGAGCCCAAGTGGTTTCCTTATCTCAAACTGTACTGGCATACCAATCGTGCCAAAAAGAGTGCCATTTATCACTGCGAAAACATGAAAGAGGAGGCGTGCATCAAGTTGTACGAAGGCGCGCTTGAGAGTCACATTCGTTTGATGCACGAGACCAAATGTGAGAGTACGGGATGGGTGAGTGTCAAAGGGGGTGCCTACACGTTTGTGACCGATCCCACGTTGCGAAACACACGCACGTGCATTGAAATGAATGTGTTGCCCACCGACCATGTGGCACACGTCATTTCTCCCGTCTCACGTTTGACCGATGTGGGTCTGCGACAGTGTTCGTTTGATCTGGAAGTGTATAGTGGAACGCCGGGTAAATTTCCCAATCCAGAATTGGATAGCGATTGTATATTTCAAATCAGTAATTATGTCAAGGATTTTGGTACAAACGTCACTTATACACGTTTATTTCATGTAAAACCCATAGATCCGTTGTTATTGGACGATCCAGAAATCATTGCCATTGAGTGCGACGATGAACGCGATTTGCTACTCAAATGGGTATCGTTTGTGGCACGCAGTGAAATCGATTTGTTGCACGCATGGAATGGCTTTGATTTCGATTGCCGTTACTTGATTGTGAGGGCAAAGAAACTTGACATTTGGGATGTGTTTGAGTGTATTTTAACACGCATCAATAGTTTACCCGCACGCGTGTTTGAAAAAGAATTGAAAAGCAATGCATACGGGGCCAACAAGTGGACCATTTTGCAAATGCCGGGACGTGTCATGTTTGATCCCATGGTGCATATCAAGCGGGAATTTAGGCGTGAAAACAACAGTTTGAATGCAGTGGCAGCAGATTACTTGAGTTTCAAATTGCCCAATGATCCTCTTGCGTGTGAAAAAGGCTCTGACATTGTGACGGTAACACACGCAAATCATCCATTCAATGTGGGTGATGTGGTCCATTTGATTGATGTATCATTGCCCTCGTTGACCTATTACAAAGATGGGAAATCGGATTACACGCTGGGCGGATACTCGTTTGACGATTGGTATGAAGAATTGCACGACATTGTCAGCGTGGTGGATCAAAACACATACAAAATACGAATGCCACGTCCTGCCACAAACACAGTTACGGGAGGGGGCAGCAACGTCAAAGCATTTGAAAGCAAACACGATGTGACTGCACAACAGATGTTTGATGCCTATGCCGCAGGACACACTGCCATGCTGAGAAAAGTGGGATTGTATTGCATTCAAGACACACGTTTGCCACAACGCATCATTGATAAATTGGCGATTTTGCCTTTTTTATTGGCAGTATCACGGGTGTGCTGGGTTCCACTCACCTACTTGATTACACATGGCCAACAAATCAAATTTCATTCTCAGATCAGCAAAGCAGCAGCAGAAGCGCACTATGCAGTGCACATGGTGATTCGAACGTACGAGCGCAATGAACAGAATGTGTATGAAACGTTGCAGAAAGAACGGAAGGAAGACGATACGCTGAAAGAATCGTATGTGGGAGGGGCGGTATTGGATCCTGTGATTGGATTCCATGTGGATCCCATTGCGGTGCCCGATTACAAATCCTTGTACCCTTCACGCATGTGGGATGGCAATTATTGTTTTACCACTCTGGTGAAAGATGAACGATACAACCATATGCCCAATGTAGCATATCACAGTGTGGAAATCAAAGATGGTCCCAATGGGGAATTTGATCGCACACACACCTTTGCTCAGTGTTTTCGAGGCATTGTGCCTCTGGTGGTAGGCAAATTGTTGGACACGCGTTCGGCAACCAAAAAAGAAATGAAAAAATACCCCGATGGATCCATTGAACACACCAATTTGGATGCCAAACAATTGGCGCTCAAAATCAGTGCCAATTCCATTTATGGGGCTACAGGTGCCGTCAGTGCAGGTAAATTGCCGTGCAAAGCCATTGCAGAGAGCACCACCAAGACGGGACGAGATGCCACCTTTTTTGCACGCGATTACGTCTGTAATGTCAATCATTTTCGAAACGTGATGGCGTGTACCACACACTTTCCTCCCAATTATGTGTATTGGGTGTGCATCCCAAAGTACAATGCAGATCAATCCGTGAATCGAAAAGGATCCACTTACTTTCCTATGAGTGCCAAAGCTCTCATGAGTAAGGGTGTACAGAAATTGAGTGGATGGCAAATCTGGGGAACAAAAGGGTGGACTCGCGTCACTGGATTTGATCAGGATAACGAGGGTAAGATATGTGTGCACATGAAAGAGGGAACCACGGTGGACATGAAACATTATCGGTGTTGCACGTTTGATCCAGAAGAAGATCAAGTGGTCGACCGCGTGGTCTATGGAGACAGTGTGACATCAGATACACCGTGTTTGTTACAAAAAATTGGTTCTATGGACGTGGTGTTGAAAACCATTGATGATATCATCGTCGACGACACCCAATGGGAAGACAGAGACGATGGAAAACAAGTGTGTACTCATGTTCCATATATGGTCTGGACAGAAGATGGGTGGTCTCCCGTTCGTCGAATCATACGTCATGCAACGACCAAACCAATACAACGTGTATTGACACATACGGGTGTCGTCGATTGTACAACCGATCATGGTCTTGTGACAAAGGATGGTATTCGTGTTTCCTCCAAGGATGTTTCCATTGGTGACGAATTATTACACTGTTTTATGGACACATTTCACGAGAATACCAAGATAAATAATACAACAATCACGGTGGAAGAAGCCAAAGCGTGGGGACTATTTTTTGCCGATGGTAGTTGTGGTGCATTAGAACAACGGTTTCGATGTTTATTTTACACTAAGGATAAATTAAAACAAATTCCGTCGTGTATTTTGAACGCGCCCAAACATATACGAAAAGCTTTTTGGGAGGGGTATTATGAAGGAGACGGGGATAAAGAATACACTCGGTGTGATATCAAAGGGAAAATTGGTGCAATGGGGATGTATTATCTTATACGATCTATTGGTTATCACGTGTCCATCAACACAAGAAGAGATAAACCGGATATCTATCGTTTGACTGTGACACAACAAAAACAACGGAAAAAGCCATTTGCAATTAAAAAAATAGAAGATATAACACACGTATATGCGGGGCAATTTGTATATGATTTGGAGACAGAGAATCACCATTTTCATGCGGGAGTTGGTCAAATGATTGTACACAACACGGACTCTATTTTCACCAAGTTTGACACCAGTCATTTGGAAACAATGGAACAGAAAATGATTTATAGCATGTGTGTGGCTGCGTATGTGAGTGACGAAATCACTCAACGCTTGCGTGAAATGAATCCGCATTGGCCCAAAGATGAACAGCGCATGGAACTTGAGTATGAAAAGACGTTTGGTCGATTCATTTTGTTTTCCAAAAAGCGCTATACGGGCAAAAAGGTGGAATTCAATCCGTATGCCTTTAAAACAATTACCATGGGTGTGAGTGACAAGCGTCGTGACTTTTGTTTGTATGTCAAAGAGATTTACCGTCGCATTCTGGACGTGCTCTACGACATGCGTAAAGAGTGGTCTCGTGAAGCACTGGTGAAGCGGGCTTTGGAGGTACTCAAAACCGCTATTGAAGACGTGCTCAACAATCGCGTTCCGTTCAACAAGTTGAAGATTAGTAAACTCTTGAACGATGAGTATGCCATGCGAGAACAAAAAGAAAAGAAACGCAAGCGCTGCAAAACTCAAAAATATACGTTTGGTCCACACAATTTATTTGTAGGAGATTATGTGGAATTGAAGGACGATGTGGTATGCCAAGTGGAATCGATGAGTGCTCAATTCGTACAACACCCGCTGACCTGTGTGGACGAGTCAGGGACATCATTTCCCGTTTCTTTTTCGGAGATCAAGCGCAAATTCAAAGGTAAAATTAAATTGAGAAAGATTATGGATCCAAACACACCCGAATCTGAAATTGCATGCATTACCCATCCTCATGCACGTTTGGCGCGTAAAATGTATGCACGCGATCCTGGTACCGCTCCAAAATCGGGAGATCGCGTGCCCTTTGTGTTTTGTGATACTGGAGTCAAGGACGAATTGCAGTGGAAAAAAGTGGAAGATCCCACGTATGCTCGTCAGAATAATTTGAAAGTGGATTCTGCCTATTATTTAAAGGCACAAATGCAAAAAGGATGGGCACAAATCATCAATACGGTCGAGCCCGGAAGTGCCGATCGTTTGTTCGAGGAAGCCTACTTTTTGTATGACAAGTATCGCAATGGCGAACAAAACATTGATCACATGCTTCAAGGAAAGAAACGTGATCGAGAAATACGCCTGGGACAACACATGGGGGCACCACGCGTGAAAAAGAAAGTGAAGCGCACAAACAAGGCGTCGGAAACACCTGTGCGCACTTTAAAGAGCTGGTTCAAACCCACAAAACAATAAAAGGGAAGAAAGAAAATTTGCCAGTTTTTAATCGTGTGTTATTTTACAAAAAAAATGAAACGTGACATAGGGGCATTGATTTCCTCGAGGTGCGATTTAAAGACGCAATTTCGTCTAAAACGTGTCTGTAAGTCCTTGAATCGATTAATTAATATAAATGCATGGCCCCAAGAGTATACTCGATTGACTCAAAACGATTTCCCTTGGTTGGAATACATGTTATACAAATACCCCGACAAACCGTGGGATTGGGATTGGTTGTCTCACAATCCAAAAATCACCTGGGACATTGTTCAAAACAAACTGGACAAACCCTTGATGTGGGTTGACTTGTCTGGCAATCCAAATATTACTTGGGACAATGTTAGAACGAACCCAGATCAACCATGGAACTGGCATAGTTTATCACAGAATCCAAATGTCACATGGGATATTATTCAAAACAACCCAGACAAACCATGGGATTGGGACATGTTGTCTAGTAATCCAAGCATCACACCAAACATTGTTCAAAATAATCCTGACAAATCTTGGAATTGGAGTGAGTTGTCTTGTAATGATAATATCACTTGGGAGTTTGTGCAAAACAACATTGACAAACCGTGGGATTGGGCCTATTTGTCTGGTAACCCGATTATTACCTGGGAGTTTGTTCAAAACAACCCGAACAAACCATGGAATTGGGAAAGGCTGTCTTGGAATAGTAATATCACCTGCAAGATTGTGGAAAACAATCCAGATCAACCCTGGAAATGGCACAGGTTGGCTGAAAATCCAAACATCACCTGGGAATTTGTTCAAAACAATCTGGACCGATTATGGGATTGGTATTGGTTGTCTCAAAATCCAAACATCACCTGGGACATTGTTCAAAACAATCTGGATCAACCATGGGATTGGAGCGGGTTGTCTGAGAATCCAAACATCACATGGGAGATTGTTGAAAACAATATAGACCAACCATGGGATTGGTGTGGGTTGTCTCTGAACCCAAAGATCACCTGGGAGATCGTTCACAACAATCTTGACGAACCCTGGCAATGGGACAGTCTGTCAAGCAAAAGTTTATAAAGAATACTAAAATCAGGCAATACGTTAAAAAAGTGGGGCAATCATATTTTTATATGTACAGTGAGTGTGCCTTCTTTGTCCATGATGCAACGAATGCACTGCAAGTTTTCTTTTGTGCACGCATCTTGTACGTATGATACAAATGACGTTCGACACGTGAGTAAATGAACAAAGTGCTTTGAACCAAGCATAATCTTTTGTTTGCACAAGCCGTATTTTTCTCCATATGGTGCATACTCTTTGATTTGTTTGGGTTCCAATAAAAGATCTGCCTGGTACATCACCAGTAGCATGATTTGCGTGCAATTGGGGTACTCGGACTGTTGTTTGGCGACTGATTTTGACATTACAGTCACCAATCTATTGATGTGCGACTCCCAGAACGATTGCATCACATTTGTCATAGAGGGGGTGTTTTCTTTTTCACTGTGTAATTCATTAGAATGTCAACCACTAGAGTAAACGTTTTTAATGAACAATGGAAAGTAAACACAGAGAACGACAGTGTCATTCGACAACCAAGCAAGGAACAACAACGTTTAGGTAAACGCGATTGGGAAAAGTATGGCCTGCGACGTTATAGCAATGCGTCACGAGCCAAATTGAAGCGCAGACGCAACACCAAAACCCAAGTGGAATTGTTGGCAGCCACATACAAAGCGCATGATGTCAAAATCAAAGAGCATCAAGTGTACATTGAACCAGACGTACTCAAAAACATTTTACTTCACTTGCGCGATCAAACCTTGAACATGGACGCAGTTTACATTGCAGAACAATATCCCACATTGTTTTGGAACCTGTGTCTTCATTACAAAGACGCAGAACACGGATTGAAAGAATTGGGTTTGCTCAATACAACCAAGAGACGTTGTCGTCGTCGTCAAGCACCCGAACGTTTTGTGGACACGGAACATCACCTAGAAAGTTTGCGCAATTGTTCGGACAACTCCTTTTCCGACCTTGACGATGATGAAGACGACGAAGATGAGGATCAATTGTCCAGTGTAGAGGATGGTGACTATTGTGAATAAAGAAATCGACTGAATAAAAAACAAAATCAGCCAATTTTAATATTATAATAAGGGTTTGTATTCTCGTTGATTGGTTTGCTATGGATTCTTCAAAACGTATGCTAAACCCAGTTTCATCGCAACAATGTGTTTCTCGTACACGTGCTCCTATAAAACACGTGTGCAGTGGATGTCAAAAACCATTGCAAAAAAAACGTAAAACAAGCAGAGAACCGAAGAATCTAAACGTGGTGGATTGGTCTGCATTGGATCACAATGTGTTGAGTATCATTTTAGGATTCTTATCGTTTGAAGACGCAAGGAATCTATCCCTCACAGACAAAGAAACACTTCGTAAAATTCGTAACACTTACATGTTAAACACAATATGGAAGATCAATCCAGTTGTGTTTTTTCAAGACATTCATGGGAACGGATCATGGAAAAGAAACATTCGTCGTATTCGACTTGATGATCACTTTAATCAACCATTGAACATGACACGCGTGCCTAACTTGACGTCTCTTCACCTTGGATACAACTTTGATCAACGATTGGACCTGGAACGCGTGCCCAACTTGACGTCTCTGAACCTTGGAGGTTGGTTTAATCAACCATTGGACCTGGAACGCGTGCCCAACTTGAGGTCTCTGAACCTTGGATACGACTTTGATCAACGATTGGGCCTGGAACATGTGCGTAACTTGACGTCTCTTCACCTTGGATACCGCTTTAATCAAGAATTGAACCTGGAACATGTGACCAACTTGACGTCTCTTCACCTTGGAGATCGCTTTAATCAAGAATTGAAACTGGAACCCGTACCCAACTTGACGTCTCTTCACCTTGGACACGACTTTAATCAACCATTGAACCTTGAACATGTGCGCAACTTGACGTCTCTTCACCTTGGATCCGACTTTAATCAAGAATTGAACCTGGAACCTATGACCAACTTGACGTCTCTTCACCTTGGAGTTTGGTTTAATCAAGAATTGAACCTGGAACCCGTACCCAACTTGACGTCTCTTGACCTTGGACGTGACTTTAATCAACCATTGAACCTGGAACATGTGCGCAACTTGACGTCTCTTCACCTTGGATCCGACTTTAATCAAGAATTGAACCTGGAACCTATGTCCAACTTGACGTCTCTTCACCTTGGATGGAAGTTTAATCAAGAATTGGACCTGAGACTTGTGCCCAACTTGACGTCTCTTCACCTTGGATTCCGCTTTAATCAAGAATTGAACCTGACACGCATACCCAACTTGACGTCTCTTCGCCTTGGAAATGATTTTGATCAACCAATACGTGTACGAAACGGTGTGACAATGACATACTCTTATCGTAGCCAACGTAACTTTGTAACATTTTATTGAACATAAATAAATGCTTGTTTGTTATTTTAGTGTGAAAAAAAATCGTCAAATAATATTAAAAGTCGAGGATTTAAAAGTAATTATGAATAATGATGAATTTGAAGAAATGTTGGATTGGTTGGGAATTGCCAATCAGCCCAGTGTGCAAAGCATGCAAGAACAAACGCCCAATTTACAAGATATGATTCGCAAAACGCAAAAAGATGACAATTTAAAGTTGGATGAGTACACTACGCCAAAACATGTGGTAGTCAACGACATTGCTTATTTTGAACAAATGGCCTTGATTCTCAATTTGTATTATCACGCGACTACGGGAGCTAAAATGTTATCGGTGGTCGATTTAGATAATAACCCGGATTCCATACAAATGCACCTGGAAAATCAACCTGGTCACCAGTAAATTGGACAAAAAAAATCACACAATGATGAAAAATCGTTCATTTGTGATTCCCACATTGTTTGAGTTTAAAAATGACAAACATGTGTTTCGACAATTGGCTGTGTCTTCACGGATGATTGCATATTTATTGGAGCAACCTGATTTACAACACCTGGATTCCGACCATGTGTCGTTTGTCTACGATATGGCATGTGATGAAATTGTGATGGACACGGTGATTCCTGAGGGCGTGCAACAGGTCATTGATCATGCATGTAAAACGTATGGATTGGAACAAACATGCGTGGAAGACGACACTACAGTGGGTGATGCGCTCTCGCAACTCACGGTGGCAACCTCAGTGTCTGGTCCATCCATGGTGGGTTGCATCATTGTCGAACCCAAAGCCTCGTGGTGTATCGCAGGTACAGATTCCAAGGGTTTTGTCCTACTCAATCCAGTCACTAATAGCATACACATGTGTGACACTCCCGAGTATGGAATCGACGGCATTATCAATGACGCGCGTTGTAAAGCCATTTATTTAATCAAATGCAACCCAGATGACAAGGGTAAAGAAGAAGAGGACGATGAAGAAGAAGAGGAAGAAGAAGAAGAAGAAGAGGAGGTCAAAGAGGAAAAGCCAAAGAAAAAAGAAGTTAAAATTGCAAAAAAAACACGCGGACGAAAGAAAAAGACTACAGAAGAAAAGCCAAAGGAAAAAAAACGTGAATCACCTATGAAACCAAAGTCCACCACAACACGTAAAAAACAACGTGTAAAAAAAGAGCCGGAACAAAACTAGAAAATAAATTGTTTATTCATAGTAAAAAGACACACTCGCCCCTACACCATCACACCTTTGTGCCTTTTGTACTCACTTGTGTAATTTTATTTTTAGAACCACGCGTGGAACAGGTGCCGATCTGGTGATTGTGGATGAAGCAGCACATGTTGATCCAGATTTGTTTTTCAAAGTCATTGCTCCCATTTTGCAATTGAGAAACACCGCATTGTTGGCGTTGTCGTCTCCCGAAGGTGATAGCAATTATTATTCTCAATTTATTTCCATGGCAGAGGGCGAGGAAGGGGAAGAACCTTTGTTTAAAGTGGTAGATTGTATATTGATGTGTGACGAGTGTAAAAAGTTGGAGCGTGCCGAAGCCGTCAAGTGCAATCATGTGAAACAAGACGCACCTTGGTTGAGTGCGCGTCACACCAACAAATTGAAACGTTTGTATAAAAACAATCCGGCATTGTATGCACGTGAGATGCTGGGAATGATTGTGTCGGATTACAAACCGTGCTTTCGACAACAAGATGTGGAAGTGTGTTTCAATTTGGAACACGTCAATTTGCGGTCTTCTCCGCCTTATTTATTCACGGCTGTGGACCCAAATGGCGGGGGTCCATCACACATGGCCATGTGCACGGGATACTTTGATGCAGAAGGAAACTTGGTGGTATGTCAAACAAATCGTGTTTTATTTCAGTGTGGGTGTGGTCCCATCATGTATTCTTGTCGTGCGTGTTGTACAAAACCTTTTAATTCGCGTGCGATCCCATACTTGTTGTTGGCGTGATTAAAGTGTTTTTCCAAGCATTGTTCAATGTACTTGAGGAAAGCAAAAAAATGATTGTTTCCACCCGCTGCAAACATGTCATAGGGATGATCGGAGTCGTACAATTCGTACATGGTGGTGGTTAGTGTGGGTATTTTGTGCAACATGCACATAAAGGCAAAAATCTTGGGTACAATGTCATCGTTGTCGGGATCGCAAAGCATGGGTAACACGTGTGAAATCCAACGTGCGCGTTTAAACATGTCGCCATAACGTTTTTCAAGAATGTCTATGGCGTTACGCACCAAATGATCAATGTATCGCGGTGTGGATCCATCCGACATGTGCAAACGTTGGTTTCCAAAAAATAACAATCGATACATGGGATCAATGTTGCAACGCGTTTGATGAATGTTCCAATCGGATCGAATCAAACCAATGTCTTGCAAGTGTTGTGTGGCTTCGTCCTTGTCATAGGGATCATTCTGACAACGTGGTGTACTTTTGGCAATGAGTCGTTGTCGTTTCTTGGTTCTTTTACGCTCACGTTTTTCTTTTTTTACTCGTTTCATCATTAAAAGATTGTGGGACTCGAATCCGAACCCGTCAAGCATGAATCGGAACAATACATGTTGCTTCGAAGACACTATGAAGAACTGAACAAAATCAATGCACTGAAAGCCATGTCCACCAAACGTTGTTTCATTCCTGAAAATAACCTGGGTATGGAAGCGAGTCATTTAGACACCATGGTGCGTTCCTTTACACAGGTGTACACGTTTTGGGAAAAAGAAACACGTCCAGGCATTTGTAAAACCGCAGCTGTCACTCGGGAATACCAATTTTTGATGAACAATGCCCTGTATAATCAAACCATTCGTTTTTCCAAGCACTTGTTCACCACCAGTCGCATGGGTAAGGACGCGACCTATACTGCAGAAACCATCAAAGCGTTGCTGGAGGAACAAACCTTGCGTTACCATTGGGAAAAGAAACCCGCCAGCGATGCATTTGGAAAAGAAAAGGTGACGGTAACGGGTAAATTGCACGACAAACAAGACGACTTGTTGATTGCCACCATGATGGTGTTGTATTGGGGACGTGCCATCATGAAGAATCCAAGGCGATTGGCAAGCATGAATTGATAAAATCATTTTATTTTTTATTTGGTTTGTTTCTGTGTTTTGCGTTTGCGTTTCACGATGGCTTTGCGACGCGGTTTAATCTTTGGCACGGGTTTACTGGAAGATGGATGCACGCGTTTTTTGCTGCTTCGACATTGCTCGGTGTGCATCTCTTGGTCGTGCTTGTGCCTGGCTTGTGCTTGACACACGTCCATCTCAGAACAATAGTATAGTGTGCTGGGCGCATCTTCGGGGCACTTGGAACACGTTTCAACATACAATGGACGATACTGAAATTCACCGCACCCCTGGCATGTCATGATGGTCATGTTGGCTCTCAAAATGTTTCGAAATTCAGCCGCCAGTGTGATGATGTTGGATTTTTTACTGCTCGTGACTCCAATGGCGAATACGGATGCGTTGGCCTTTTTCTTTCCCGCCAGCGTACACCAGACCTGTTCAAATGTGGTGCTGGGAGTGACTACAATGTGCGTTTGTTGCGCTAAAAAGTGACATATTTTGTTGATGCAGTACTCGGCAAAATGCAAAATGTTGTTTAACATTTGATAATGTTGCACGGCATATTGTGGCATGGAACAATAAAATGGTGCGGGTACATCCAGTGGTTCAGGAATTTCCTGTTGTACTTCTTTGACCAACCAGTGCAAACGATGGTTCTCATCTGCCGCTTTGGGATCAATGACATTGGAATCACGATCCGAAGGTTTTGGGAAAAAATGAATCTCCTTTAATCGCAATGGATCGTCTCCTTCATGCACGTGTTCGTCCGTGCGTTTGACGGTCATGAGTTTTCCATCGGATGTCAAGCAGGGTCGACGCAACGCAGCATCGTAGACCACGTCCACTTCGCGCTGGTGCTCATGATCCTGGAGCATCCACACGTCTTTGAACGTGTTTGCCAGTGGCGCGCGTTTTTGTTTGCGTTTGATGTGCACTTCGCGCCAATGTAGAATTTGATCCAACGTTTTGATGGCTGGATGATTCAAATCATCGTCGATGCGGCGCAAAATCTCACCTCGCATCATAATGACGCGCGCATACGCCAACTTGGACACATTGCAACAAAACAAATTGCCATAGGACATGAGCACTTGTCCGTACAATTTGTGTTTCATCATGTCTTCAGAATCCATACACGAAACGGTAGTGGCATCGGATGCATCCCAGAACCACCGAAACACCACACTCTTGATAAAAAGAAACAATTGTTGTTGAAAGTAACGCGTTCGATCTTCTTTGTCCAAATCGTCTTGGATCTCACGACCAATCTCGGCACGCATGGTATCCACGTATTCGTCAAAGAAGCGTTTTGAGGCCTCTGATAACTCGCTCGAGCTCGAACAATCCATGGTATCCGAATCGTCGTCGCTGCTACTGCTGTTGCATTCTTGGGGTGGCGATGGCGGGTTTAACCGTTGTTGAATCGACATCAATTTGGCATCTTCATCACTGGTGTTGTACGACGCGTGCAATGGCCCAAATGAGGACGATACATGCTCGTGGGACAACTCCATAGGGGAGGAGAGTGAAAGATGTCGAATGAAAACCCCTTTTCTGTCACTCGGTTAAAGGACCCCTGTTTGACAAAAGCAGCGGCAGAAAAAATCAGTGACAATCTCAGAACCATTGATGAGATTTTGTCCGAGTTGAAAGAATGCGCCAAAACCAATGTGACGCGTCAACACTGGACAAAATTAAAGCAAACACAACACATCATACAGGCAACTCTGGTGGAATTGAAACAGGGCTTGGAAGCACATACCCAATTGACGCATGATTTTTGTCAGGTGACGGTGGACCGTTTGAAACGACACATGCTCAATGTCAATGGGAAACGATTGCCACTCAAGGTGTTGCCGTATCGTTCGGGGAAAGAAAAAAGTTTGTACATCCGAGATTTGGAGAAACGAAAAAACGAGGCTGCCGAAAAGGGAAAATTGAAAAAAAAGGCCAAAATACAAGAAACGTTGCTGGTTGAGAACAAATTTGGCAAATAAATATCAAAAGCTATTTTTCTCAAATTAAAAATGGGGTTTATAATTCATGTGTCTTTGAAAGAGTAAAAACATTGAAAAATGTCTACAACCAACCAATTGTATGATCCATTGGCCAATGGATACGCCACTGGATTAGCCAACATCTTTGATGGATGGTTCGGACCCATGAGACGCGTACAGGACACTGATCCGTACGAATTTGCCAATCATGAAAAATTTGATCGCCCAGAGGCTTCACGAGGAAAAACCTATCATTTGAGAGATACTGTAAACGATTGGTGGTTGACTTCCAAACGCAAGTTTTGGCTCACTGATATTGCACCCGTGTTTTTTACAGACGAACTTCATGTGTCATGGAGTGACTGGGACACCAACGCACATTTTTTGACCGTCACACCCGAGGAGGCTGCATCACGATTGGTCACACAAAAGTATCGTCTCAGACGCGCCAACTTGGTGCGCCGTGGTATTGGTGTTGAATTTGAACACGGATTCATCAAGACTGCCCAAGGACGTGCGTCATTCATTTTGGCCGTCGGGCAAGTGGCTCAGTCCATTGTTGAGACGTGCCACATGCTGGTGTATCGAGCCCTGTTGGATTGCCATGTGTTTCAAAACGTGATGCAAAAGCGACACGGTGTATTGGCAGATGGCGATTTGATCAAAATGCTGAAACGTGATCGCAATCGTTTTGGTGTGGTTCAAAAATCCAAAAATGGTATGGAATGGATCAATGCCGAGATTGACGAGGAAATGTATCGTTATCGGGGTGAAGCCGACACCTGGTTGTTGAGTCCTGATGTGGTCAATTATGTGCGCACACGTCGCGACGAAAAGACCGATTATTATTTGGCTGGACCACGTGGACCACAAATTTTGAATGGACAAAATGCAATTGCTGCCGCCGGTGATTCACAGGGTGCCACAGTCAGTCTGCCAGATTCACAGATTTCCAATGTGCCCGTATACATTGTACGAGCCATGGACTTGCCCGGCATTCGTTCCACCGAGCTCATGTCTCATACACGACAAATTGGAGAGTATTTTACACTCTTTGACACCGTGGTAGACAGTGATCAATACGCATCAGAAGCACGCACCATTTCCGTGTTTAATTCGGATGAGAATCGCTTCTCACGCATCACCCTTTTGGACGCCCTTAACCATTGTAACGTGTTTGACAAGAGCAGTGGCAACGTCAAAGCGTTTTCCAATGGCGGACCGGGTCAAACAACACAACAAAATCAAGAGGATCAAAGAAACGACTTTTTAACTCGAATGGACCCGAATGGAACACCAGCTGCAGTCGAATATGTGGCCGATTTATCATATGAATTTTTGGGTGCCGACGGATTGACACGCGCTGGACGCACATTGACCAAACAGATCTTTGAAGACCAGGAACTAGCTGCAGTCAATCAGAGGATAAATGAAGCCATTCAATCTGCTATTGAAGCCATGGAAAGAAACAATGTAGTGACAATTGAGGATATTGTAAGTTCCGAAAAGGACCCGTTTAAAGATTACGCAAAGCGTGTCATAGCTAAATTACGACAATTGGCTCCTGTAAAGGGATTGCTCATAGATCAATTTGTGGAAGGGGGAAAAGATGATGTAACCATTTTTATGGAATTGTTTGTTGTTAAAAATGGTACTCCCGTTGTACCAACTGGACTTGGACCCAAGGGACCAACTGGACTTGGACCCAAGGGAAAAGAGGAAGAAGACGACATTACACCACTTATTGATCTTACGGACTATGGTTCCGGGCACCAAGACTCTGATTCCGGGTACCAAGACCTTTATGAGCTTGATGATAACAACGACGTTCAGAATGATAACAACAACGTTCAGAATAATAAGAAAGTGAAACCGCCTAAAACTATAACCATTGTAAACGGTAAAATCAATTTAATCCAAGCAGATTACGAAACAACAACATGGGATTATATAGAGAACACATTAACACGAATAAAGGGAAGTTTGTACGAATCTAAAAAATTCGGCGATGATGGTACTATTTACAGATATTACGTTTTTGGACCAGGGACACAATCTCCCAAATATGGTACTGATGATTTAGAAGACGGACCATGGATATATTTAGGCACAGTTGGTCCGAGTCGGATATTTTCTCGAATTCGGAACGCATTCTTTTCTTCGCTGGTGGCAGGTGTTCCATCGTCACATCGCGAGACTGTTCGTGGATTGATTTCCGATGACCGTTCAGATTTGGAGAATGCGGAACGTATTCGCGATCACATTACCGGGTTGATTGAATCCAAAGTTCCAGGTGTTCCTTGGAAGAATGTGGCTGCCATGTCCCAGTGGTTTGGACGTCGTGTGGATCAGTACAAACAAAAACAAGTCGAAGCACAAGCGCAAACACGCAAAGCACAAAAGCAAAGACGGTTTAAAAAGAAAGCACCCAAACAATCATCCAAGGTGATTGCATGGGCACTTCCTGGACAACAATTGCCGGCCGGATGGCGCTACGTGCACGCTAGTGCGTCACGACATCGTCCATTAAACCGAGTAGGACGTATTATCCCCAATAGCATTGAGGCGTGCACTCTTTTCAATACTGTGATTCATGCACAAAAGTCGCGTGCTGTACAGCCCACAGGTTATCGAGCACCACGTGACGCAAGCGCAGGTATGGGATGGTCTGGTGTGGGCAATCTCCAATTTACAGGAGACCACATGTCACGCAAAGATCGTTACACAACACCAGCCGAAGGAATGGAACACATTAATGTCCGATTCAACAATTTGGGACATTTGTTAAAGGAATTAGAACGTCAGTCGACGTCAGCCATAGACCGCATCAATGCTTATGCATATTTATTGTTGCCCATGAATTTGTATGCCCTAAAAGCAATGGTGGAACAAAATGTGATGTTGCCTCTTGGGTTTATTGCCTTTAAACCACACATTCAGTACAAGTGTCGTATGGGCATTAAATTGGCTCGCGGCGGACGTGCCATCAACATGGCCATGGGCAAAGGAGATTTGCAAATTGAACACTCGGCCAAAGTCAAGACCGGGGTCTTGCACTGGACCGGATACATGGGAGCCATTTGTCATGCACCCAAGAACGTGTATGTACAAGACTCGTTGATGACCCACGGCTATGACGGAGGAGATGGTATGCAGTACTGGGATCCATCAACGTATATCGACCGCAACAAGCGTCGTCCAGAACGTGATATTATCATTGCACCTGTGCCATACACATTTGGCAAACATGGAACCGATTTGAGTCAAGTCATTGATATTTCAGGACAATTTCATGTGTCTGCTGCGTCTGGATTGTTGCGCCGGGAGGATCGTCAAGGTCTTCATTACCCCAGTGCACCACGCATGAATGCAATGTTTCGCTTCCATGACTCACGAAGCGGCAATGATTTGGATATGCCTGCACGCCGCAATGCCATTAAACAAAACACCGTTTGCTGGGCAGGTCATCAATTTATGTGGAATCCACGCCGACAAGACTTTTCTGCGTATCGTCCCAACACGGGACATCGTGGCAAGGACGTGTATGCAGGCATGGCAGCGGTATGGGATGGCAGCATGGCAGAAACACTCGAGAAACAAACCTTTACTGGATTAACCTCCATGTAAAAGGGGCTACAAACAGAAAATAATAACACAAATAAAAAAAAATACATTTATTATACGATTAAACACATGGCAAATAGATTGATGCCCGTCATGGCCATTTGTTGACCTGCGTCTCCGCCAAAACACAGTGTCAAATAATCATTTTGTGATAAAGGAATATATGCATGAATGGCAGTAGAATGGAGATTGACAGAATTGGTACGAAATCGCACACGTGAATTGGGTTGCACTTGCGTGAGACCACATCCATTGATTCCAATGGCAAAGGTGTATTCTTTGCCACCCCCACCACCCGTGGCCGCCACAGACAGCGATGCTGCAGTGTGACAATACACACTGGGGACACCTGTGTACCGCAATTGTGTGGACGCGGGATTATCCATGTGACGTGCTCCCGGTGAAAAAATACTGGTGATTCCAATCGTTTCCATATTGTCCAAGCCGGTGGTGGTGGTGCCTGTAAATCCACCCACAGGTACTGTGACGGGAGAAATTTGATTGTAAAAATACAATTCTCCCACAGCAGGTTTTTCAAACAAGGGTAAATCACTAAAAGGCATCTTGTGATGTGTTCCAGCCGTACTGTCGTACACGGCGACCAAATCATTGTTAAAATCCACGGCACCCGCACTCAACGTGGGTAAACTGTTAATGTCCAAATCAATGGTGACGTCAGTCTCAAGCGTGGCAGTGCCTGTGTTGCTCAATCCTGTGCCACCAAGGACCTGTACCGTATCAATGGCGACGCCATTATAGGAGGCAGCACCCGCCACGGCATTGGCATCCGAAATGGTGACACCCGAATTTTGCACTGTTTTGCCCGTGGTTCCATCAAATCGAACAATGGCATTGTCGGTGGCACTTCCTGGACCTGTGACATCACCCGAGGATGTGGCACACATGACATTGCCCATATTGTCAATGGCATAAATGCCTTGATTGGAAGGACACGTTCCACTCACACGTGCTTGAATCACATTGGTGTTGACACCCAGTGTTCGACTGGCCGTAATGTCTTGAGCCATGGTGCCACCATCCACCGTGAGTCCCCCAGACACTCCCAGAGTCACCATGCTGTGGTCCACGTGTTTGGAGGCCACATAATTCAATAAACTGTCATGATTCACAGAACCCTCTTGTACGTCCAATGTCACTGTATTGAGTGTGGTGCTGATGGACACACGACCACTCCCAGCATCGACCAGGGAACGAAATTCCATGGTGTTGGCTGCAATTTGTTTAAACACATCGCCTGCCCCCATGCCAATGTTGGTTCCCGCACGTTTGGTACCCGTGGTCCATTGTCCTCCCACATATTCCAAAATGTCATTGGCCGTGGGCATCAATGTGTTATCTACATCGCTCAATTGTGACAATGATGCAGCAAGAGTAATGGTGCGACTGGCGGTCAAATCACCCGTGCCACTCACCATAATACCATTGGCACCACTCAACACAATGCTGCTGTGATCCACATGTTCATTGGCACTCACGGAGCCCAAATCGTCATGCAAAATGTTACCCGGTACCACATCCAAGGCCACATTGTTCATGGCAGGAGCTGCAATGCTCAGTTTGTTGGAACCGGCACTCAAGGAATAAAATTGTAAATCCGCGCCCACTTTGGCACTAAACAAGCCTTGTCCAGTTCCCAGATTGGATGCCGTATTACTTTCACCACTCACTGTGGTTGCAACCCACGATGACACGCCGTCCCAGGCAATGACTTGTCCACTCATGACGCCAACCACATTGACATCTGCAAGTTGACCCAGAGTAGTACCATGTGGATTACCAGCCACAATGGCTCGATGCGCACTGTTGGCAACCACATCTGTATTGGCACTCACACGTGCTTCTGTGTAATATAAATTGGTGGTGCCTTCTGGAACATCGTCTGTACTCGTAATGATGACACCTGTAGACAAAAACTCTTTCCACACGCTGCCATCCCAAATATATGTTTCTGGATTACCGTCGCCACGATCCATCACAATGACAACGTCGCCCACTTGTTGGCCGGTAATGGCATCTCGACACGGAATGTCCGCACACATGGTCACACTGGTAATGGTTTGAGGTGGCAATTGACTCACAGGAATCAACCCACTACCATCCAGGGTGGCTACGCCATTGGCCACTCCGCGTTTGTATGCTGCACTCATGTCAATTTCAGCGATGCTGTTGTCTAAAATGGAAGCTGAATTCACAGCGCCCATCCCAATCTTGGCATTGGTCACGGCTCCATCTACCAATTGGGCAGTATCCACTTGATTGGCACCCACAGCCGCCGAACACACCACGGTACCATCTTGGTTGATGCCAGTCATTTGTTCTCCACTCACGCTGCATGTGCCCGTGACACGTTCTTGAATGGAGGTGGAATCCACATCGGCTGCCACCAAGGAGCCATCAATCACATTGCCGGAGCCAATGGCGTTGTTGGCCACTTTGACATTGGTCACGGCTCCATCCACCAATTGAGTGGTATCCACTTGATTGGCACCCACAGTCGCCGAACATACCACGGTACCATCCTGGTTGATGCCAGTCATTTGTTCTCCACTCACGCTGCACGTACCCGTGACACGTTCTTGAATGGAAGTGGAATCCACATCGTCTGCCACAATGGATCCGTCAATGATTTGCATGGATCCCACTTGGTTGGGTGCCACAGTGGCGTCACATACCACATTTCCTGACATGTCAATGCTGGTGATTTGTGCACCCAATGTACAGGTACCTGTAACACGTTCTTGCACCGTGGCACTGTCAATGTCTACGTTGGTGACACTGCCATCAATGATTTGGGACGATCCCACTTGGTTATTACCCACTGTGGCATCGCACGTGACTGTACCATCTTCGTCAATGACTCGAATTTGGGATTGTGCGGGACATGTTCCCAACACACGTCGTTGCACCTGCATGCTATCGATGCTGGTGGTGCCTACCTTTCCGTTTTCCCAAAAGGCGCCCATAAACTTTAACACGTCTCCTCCCGATGGCATGGGTGCATTGACGTCCCCTATATCATTCAATTGGGACATGTTGAACCCAGACATGGGCACCCATTCCTGTGTGCTGCTTTGGTATCCTAAAAAGTTACCTCCGACCGGCATAATGGTTTCGGTGTCTGCGTCGGTTAAATCTGACATTTTGAGTCTAGACACACGATGACTCAAATCGCTCTGTTGTTTAAAAATGATGGGTTGGGTCACCGTAATGGCAATGATGGCAATGGTTGACAGCACCACGGCAAATTCTGCAATCCACCATCGTCTGGTACTCTGACCAACCACTCGGTACATTGTGGTCTTATGTGGGCGTGTTGTGAATCACACCATAAATAGTATGTGTTTTTTATTGGATTAGTATTATCGATTTTCCAACAATGTTTGCATCAATCGTCGTTTTTGTCCCAAGTGTTGGATCAACTCCTTCATGTCGTGTTCCAGTTGTTGTTGTTGATGCAGTTTCAAAATGTCTCGTATGGCACCATAATTGTCTTGCGATATGACGCCTCCGTTTGGAAAGCGTCGCTGACCATGCAAGTGTTCGAGAATCAAGCGCCAGCACACCTCTTTGTAGGTATAGGTTTCTTGTGCGTGTTCTTCCGTGTAGATCTTGTAAATGTTGTGGCACAATCGTTTGAGTTGTTTGATGCGCCCATGCTCATAGAGCCATTCCCACAAGCATTGTGTACGCATGCTGAGGTTGCACGCTCGACACAATGGGACCAAGTCGTACTTTGTGAGTGCTCCGCACGTGTCTTGATTCTTTTTGAACCAATGGCGTGCCACTACGTGACTGGCTTCCCAATCGGCACGTTTGTCAAAGTAGAGTGTTTTTCGTCCACATCCAAAACACGAAACGCTCTTGATGTGCATGCCCACGTGTAGATCCCACATGAGTCGTTTTAAATTGCTGGATACGGCCTCTTTGTCGTGTTTCACACGTTTTTTGGGTCGCACGTCTTCGTCGGTCCACGCGGGTTCTGCATCCAAAATGTGTTTGAGTTGTTTGAACGCGGGTGTTCGACGTCTCAAAGGCGGCAATGGGCGTGAGAAATATCCTATGGTGGGAATGCCCAATTCATCGACTCGTTTCATTTATTTATCTTAATGCAATAACTCTTTTTTACCTCAGAGTAAAAAAAAAAGAATGAGTCAAGTTGTGACGTTGAGTACAACAACCGCAAAACAAGACGATGAGACACCTCTCCGTTTGGAGCTGACCTCTGCTGAAAAGGCCATGCAAAACAAAAAAGACGATACCATTCGCAAACTTCGGTCTCGCACCAGTGTCAAAAAGGTATCTACTGCACGCTGGAAAGAACCTGTATCCTACGACAAGAGTCGTCACGCACGTCGAACCGCGCGCAAACTGAACCAATCCGAGGATCAAGAAAGCAAACGATCCATGCGCATCAAGAATCACACACTGAGCCACCGACGCACACGACACTACACTGAAGGACAGGGCCAACAAGGCATTGGCATTCCGTTTACACGCACGCGACGCAACATTGAATATTGTATCGCATTGGCACTGGAAGAACTCAAAGATCAATTGGGACCCGACTTTGAGTATTCTCGACGCTACATTTGGACCGATTACGTGGATACCATTCGTGCGGCACTCGACCAGTACACCAATCGCATCATTGATACGGCCAGCGCCATTGCCTCGGGCCGATTGCCAGAGCAGGAGGTGATTGACGATGGCAAGAAGAGAAAACGTCCACGCGGATTAAAGTGTCGCAACAGTGATTTTGATCAAGCTTTGGTGGCCATTCACAGTTGTAGCTATTAATGGAACTCCTCTATAATATAAAGTGGAAAATACATGACAATAAAAAAAAGAACCATATGGCATGGGGAAATTATTTTTAGTTGTATGTGTACTGGCGTGTGCATTTCCACTCTTTCGTTACGAATGGAATCGATTCCACGAATTGTACCAACAGACACGCATTGAATGGAACCAGAACCATCGCATTCTACACAACGATTTGTGTTACAATGCCGTGCAACGTTTGCATCATGGAAAAAAAGTATCCGACTTGTGTGAACGCGCTGAGCGTGAAAATCGTCTCGATCCCAAACATCGCGCATACCAACAATGGTGGCGTACCAGCGAGTATGTGGCCCTTTATCATCGTGTGGCTGGCACATGGTACATGGTTCTGGGCATTGTGCTCTTTACCATTGTGACGGTGTGTTATTTTGTGACGCAATATGTATTGCAAAGCAAGCGTGAAAAGCACTATTTTGATGCCATGAGTCAATTTGTGCATCGTTTGACGGCACCAAGCACCACCATGCCTATGGATTTCTTTGCAAAGTCGCGCAAGCGGATTCATTATCCGCGCAAGCGGATTCATTATCGTTGATCAAATGTCTTCAACAATATCAAAGATTTGATGAATAAATTCATTCCATATAAAAGTCAACCAGCGTCTAAAGTCCGTGTGTGTGATTTGACACACCGATGTGGTTGAGTACTCTTTCCACAGATATGCCAACAAGGTTTCAAAGATGGGACCTTCAAAATTCATTTTAATTAAATCGTCCATGCGGCTCATGTGCATAATGATGTCTTTTCGCATGTGTTTTGGAAAAATGTGACACACACGCTTGTACAATGCCTTGTACACGGGATAAATCCTGTGATCCAAGACATAGAGCATCCGATCTTGCATGCACACATCGTAGTAGGTTTCCCACAACTTGTTCTTGAATCCAGTGCACAATGTAATGTGGTGTTCTTTCATGCACATGATGAATGCCGCAAATGAAATGGTCATACTTTGTCGGTGCGACACTTGCGAAAGTGCCAGACTATTTTCTTCCATATGGGAGAGTCAAAATGATTAAACGTATTACGACCCCTGTTAAGAATTATGTGGTTCAAATGCAACATGCGTTTGGCACACGATTTCTCATTTTACTCTTTTTGATTCAATGTTTGTTGAAAGGAATGGTCTTTGTCATTATGACCACGGGCATGTTGCCACTCTTTAAATCGTTGGGCATTGACGCGGTTCATTTGCAAATGTACGCGGCCATTGCCATGTCGCCTTGGTGAGTTTCTTGTTAAGCTGTGGTTTGGCACTCACGTATCACCGATAGGACGCTCAAACCTGCCATTGGGTTACTCAGTGATTTGTTCCCCTTTGGTGGTTACCACAAACGGTACTATTTGTTGTTTGCTCTCTTGATTGGTGCTCTGGGAATCGGGTGTATGGTCAGCGGCTTAACAATTCCATCGTTGGTGGTGCTCTTTGTGTTTTTCAGTCACATTGGCATCAGTGTGGGCGATTTGTTGACTGAAGCGGCGTATGCACGTAAAATGCGTGAAAATCCCAGCACGGGAAGTTCCATTGTGACATTGGTGCAAGGATTTCAACAAATTGGGTTTTTGATTGCCCTGTCGTTTATGGGTGTGTTGTCTGATCACGGTCTCTTTGTCATTGCGTATGGAATTGCCCTGGCATGCATTGTCACACCGGTGATTCCCGTGTTGAGCGGGTGGTTGCCGGAACGACGTCGACAATTGTGGGAAGATGGATTGCGTCGGGTGTGTCATCGATCCTTTTTTCTCATGGATTACAGTCGTATTCGGAGTGAGTGGCGCATTCTATTGTTGGTGGCTTGCACAGGGTTGGCAGGTCCCATTTTGGGTGCGCTGACGGCGTGGGCCAATGAAATTGTGGGGTTGGTGGCGGCGTGCATCACCCTCGTAATCATTAGCGTGTGTAGTTATTATTGTTTTCCTCGGGTAATTGCCAATGTAGCCTTGTATCAAATTTTGACGCAAGTGTCCCGCTTGAGTGTGGGATCTGCACTGGATTATTTCTTTACCGCAGATGCCCAATGTTTGCCAAATGGACCCGCCTTTAACTACACCTTTTATGTGACTTGGACTGGCATTTTGGGAGCCGCCATGTCTCTCTTGACCGTCTTTATTTATCAGCTGTTGTTTAATCGATGGCGTTATCGCACCGTATTGATTCTCACCACTGTGCTGAGTGCATCAGGCGGACTCTTTGATTTCATCATGACCATGCGTTGGAATGTGAAATGGGGCATTCCCGATCATTATTTTTACATTTTGGGTGATGGAATCATTCACGATATGGTGGACATGTTGTATTGGTGAGTGTGTTTGTATTCCTTGTTTGAAACACTCACGTGGCATGTGCCAGGATTCCCTCCTCGTCGATCATTGCCAAGGTGTGTCCCAAGGGGATGGAAGCGGGTATTTTTTCGTTTTTGGCAGGCATTAGCAATTATGGACGCATGGTGAGTACGTTGGCGGGTGCTCAATTGATTCGATGGTCTGGGATCAAAACGACGGGCGAATGCCACTGGGATCCGCTGCCGTGGCTCATTTTGGGAGGTCACATTACACTTATGTTGTTGGTGAGCATTCCTGCGGCGTGGTTGGTGCCCAACATTTATCAAACGGAAGAGACGGAGCAACAAAGCGAAAAAGAAGAAGAAGAAATGATAGAATTGGAGAGCGATTGGGGAAACCACACGGTGTTGCACGAAGGCTTGGACGAGTTTGATTGAATAAACGAGAGATCTTTATTGTATAATGATATGGTTAGCTCGGCTCGTATCCCAATCTAGGAATTGACAACCGTTTGAACAATAGGTCTTTGTACAATGCGCACATTGATACTGAGATTGCAATGTTTCACATACGTTGCACAAATACCCTTTTACGTCTTTTTCTGTACCAGATTGTATCACATATGTGCGTTTTTTACGAGCCGACTTGAGTTTTCTCTGGTGTGTTTGATATGCGGATTGAACTCTTTTGTTTGTTTGGGTTCCAGTTTTCTCAACTGTTTTGACATATTCGGTTGTGTGTTGCCGCGGAGAAAGATTTTTATTCGCGACTTTATAAATGATTTGTTGCATAAAGCCAAACGCGCCGCTGGCGGTATATACGGCAGCACCAAATAATTTCTTTAAAAACGGTAACATGAGACCGCCAAACCAAATACTCAAAATGTTGAGTGCAAATTGTATGACGTATCCGAGAATGGTAAATCGTCCAAAAAACTGAGCTACCAGTTTTGTGTACAACCCTGTTGTTAATATAGTAAAGGCAGAACCTACATCAATAATTAGGGCTGCAAGACGGGTTTTTGCTTGACCCAATTCTCCAATTAATATAAGGGCAAGAAACTCGGATAATCCCGCAATTACAAGAAATCCAATTTGCATGCAGCCTAACAAGGTTGTAGCAGTGATATTGTAAAATCCTAACAATTGTGCAAAATATGGGGCGTGTCCTTTTTTTAAATGGCTCATGTATGTGTCGACATTCGCCTCTTTAGAAACGCCTCCGGCGCCAGTGGCTTCCCAAATATAGCCGATTGAGTGTACCATTGAAGCTAAAAAGCTTCGCTGTCCTTGTTGAATGGTTACAGCAACATCTTTTTTTATAACGATTAAGGGGGTCAACCCTACACTAAACATTGATAACGTGTCTGCAAACGTGGAAATGGCACGATGCTCTCGTTCTTCTATTGTGGCACCTTTCATGGCTGACGCTCCGCGTTTTAATGCGCCTATCAAATTAGACTGGCTCATGGCAATTCGAGCAGAGAAATCTAATCCATTGACCATGGCATTTTGTGTCAGAGCAACGTAATCTGACGGTGTCTTTGCTATCGCGATTTCTTTCGTGGGCTCTGGTTCTTCTGCTGCCGATAACAATTTGATAGGAGTTTCTACAATAGACCAAAATGTATCCATTACAGCTTCGGTTGTTGTCTTTTCTTTACTTGCACTTATTTGTGTTCCTGTAATTCTGCGCGAAATATGCTCTTGCATAGAGGTCAACAATCCAGTCAAGAGATCGTTGTATCTACCTCCTGTGCTATAAAGGTCTTTATATGTTATTCCACCATGGCGCAACTGTTGTTCAATATTGGTGACAAACAATTGAAAGTCTGCCAAGACAGATGTTGTATCAGGTTGTATATTTCCCTTTTCAATATAAATGTTGACTAATTTTAACAAAAAGGGATCGTATTGTGCTTTTTCCAATAAAGGTGTAAAACTTTGCATGAGTTTTTCACGATTCCATCTTACAAAGGTTTGCCATGAATAATGCAACATGTAATATCCGGCTACACCAAAGAACAACAGTGAGATTCCATAACTTAACACGCCTTTGGCGACGCGTTTCCATTTTCCTCCTTCGTTGATTGCTTTAATTTGATCTTTTAAATCTTGAATGTCTTGTTTCAATTCAAAAATCGATTTCGGTGCGCCGATCGGATACTTTTCATCCAAGACTTTGAGGGCTTTTGTATTAATTTCATTCATGCTGTTAAATGCATCAGGAGCTATATCTTCCACATGTCCTTCAAGCAACGACTGTTGATTCCTCAAGATTATCTCTGTTTGATACCTCAATACTTTTTGGTAATCCGGGTCCAGTCTTGCGTCATTTAAGGCTTGTTGTTTCTCGTTTAACTCTTCTTTTAGACGTTCTAATTCTTTTGTACGCTCTTCTTTGGTCCATACTAGATCTGCTAATCCACCTATTTTGTTTTGTTCTTGTAAAAGATATGCGCCGGACTCATCTTCTTCCCATAAATCAAACATGGCGTCTTGTAAGCGCATATCTAAAAGCAATTGAATGTCTGACGCACGTTCTACTAACTCATTCAAAGACATGCCAAAACGGATGCGAATCAAACGATCTACTTGCTTTGCATCTTGCAGTTCTCTTTCAAAATACAACTGTGTAAATAACTCTGATGTTAATCGCGCATGTTCGAGTGCTTTGCTGCGTTCACGTAACAACACATTTTCTGCATAATTACGGCGATGTTCTTCCAACTGAGCCTCAAAATTATCATATGCACGCACTGCTTGATACAATCGCGTTCGTTTCTTATTGGTAATGTGCGGGTGTTTGGCCAATTGTTGGCATGCTTGTTTTGTCTTTTGTAATTGTTTAATCAAGTCTGGAGTATTTCGATCGTGTTTGAGCGCAAATGACAAAATATTGGTCACCGTGTTTCGCAATGTGGTGGTAAACCCGTTCATATAGCCCATAGCGGTCATTGCAATGCGTGCGAGTGATTGACGTATAAAACGAAAGACTCGAACAAACATATTGGTTATGTTGGTCAAAGTGGGAATCCATTCCAGAATTTGTTTTACTACGGGCGTTTTCATCAATGCATCAAACATCGATTGCAATACCGTTTTTAAGTTCATTCGTTGTGTCAACTGTTGCAATTGTACACAAAATGAATGTGATTCCTTTACAAATTTAGTCACATAATCTATGGTCAATTGTTTCAAGTGTTTCCCATACAAGAGTATATCAGACACTGCAGTGAATGCAAAAATGACCATCTGCACACCTTTTTTGTGCAAGGAATGTACACCACTTCCAACCATGTTCGGAATACGCAGCAATGAGGTACCAAAATCTCGGGAAAGGTCTGCTAAATTCTCCACTGCAATCGAAAACATGGTTTTTACGGCGGTGACTGCATCACCAATGCGTTTAAACAAAAAGTGCATGGCCGACACAAATCCTGATCCCACTGATTGCAATAAAGAGAGTAATTCTTTTGTCATCGCGCGTACACTTTTAAATGCGTCCGAAGTAACTATTGGCTGTCCAGCAGAACGAAACAACGCTTTGACGTCTTTCCACAATTGACGTGCCCCCACCAAAAACGCAGTTACATAATTGATGAGTTTTTTTCCAGTCGCCGTGCCAATTTTTTTGAGCGCATTGGTCATGGAATCCAAGTATTTGGGAACCTCTTGTAATTTTAAAAGCACTGGCCATGCCAATTTGCCTACCATGTCAACGGTTGCCCGAAACATATCCCGAGCATATTTCCCAATGGATTGCCATATGCGCTCCAACAAAGACTCAGTCAACTGCGGCGGTTGATCATTTTTAATGTATTGAAACACTTGTGAGTTTAACCGATCTTGATAAAGATCGTGCATAAAAAGCAGAGGGTATGCATGCCCATAGTTTTCAAACAACGTTTGATGATTTAATTGTACCATCTTATGTGTTTGGTTTACTAAAACGGTATATGATCTTCAATTAATAACATGTAATTTTTATTGTCTGTTTTTAAGAGTGACGAACACACGACGTTGTAACAATCGAGGCTATGCGTTTGATGTATATATTTCCATGTCATCATTTGATCTATAAGATCCTGTGTTGGCGTTGAATAACAAAATTTGTCTTGCAGCATTTCTAAACAATGTTTTTTCGTCTTCTGTTAATGGTATACGTTCTTCGTAATCCTTCATCTTAACATTTTTTCTCATCTTTCTTTTTAGTGATTTGTTCCCCTTTGCATCAACATATCGTACAGGTTTCATCACAATGTGTAGCAGTGTGAGAAAATGAGCATATGCGGTTCCATAATTTTGGAATTGCTCCCAATCATCCTCACCAAGTGATTCCTTTATAGGTACATACGTTTTTACTTCATTCTTTGTGTCTTTGTGGGTTGGGTCATTTGTCCAAGCATCCGATATAACCCACTTGTTATTATTTACACGTTTAAATACACCCAAATGTAAACCAATTTCTTCAAGTGGTAGTAATATTTCATTTAAATTGTACTTAGGAATTTGACCATTAGGGTTATCTAGATCAATCACAAGGGTTCGTCTTCCTGTATCACCGTTTAAAAGAGCTAAAAGCCATGTGATTGGTGTCCATCCGTCACGTTTTATGTCAGAAAATTTTGTGTTTTGAGTATAAAACGGGTCCTCTGGTGGGTTGTTCTCATCGTTTTTAGGTTCATCTATAAAGTTTATAAACCCAGCATTTAACTCGTCAACGTGTGTATTTTTGAAATACTCTTTGACGTTTAACCAATCGTTTTGCCACAGCCTTATGTCACCAAAAAGCTCGTCATTCTTAGCTTTTATGTCCCGCCGGTCTCTCAAATATGGTAAAATACGTTCCGATTTCTCTCGTGTTTTTTCTATCCGACGTAAAGCTGTATCTATTATGGAATTAATCTGTTTGTCTGTAAGAAATTTCTTTTCTCTTTGTCTCTGTTGTTCTCTCCTTTGTCTCTCTTCTTTCCTTTGTCTCTGTTGCAACATTCTCCTATTCTCTTCTTCTTTCCTTTGTCTCTCTTCCCTTTGTCTCTCTTTCCTTTGTCTCTCTTCCCTTTGTCTCTGTTGTAATATTCTCCTATTCTCTTCTTCTTTCCTTTGTCTCTCTTCCCTTTGTCTCTCTTTCCTTTGTCTCTCTTTCCTTTGTCTCTCTTCCCTTTGTCTCTCTTGCAATATTCTCCTATTCTCTTCTTCTTTCCTTTGTCTCTCGAATCGCAACATTCTCCTATTCTCTTCTTCTTTCCTTTGTCTCTCTTCCCTTTGTCTCTGTTGCAATATTCTCCTATTCTCTTCTTCTTTCCTTTGTCTCTCGAATTGCAACATTCTCCTATTCTCTTCTTCTTTCCTTTGTCTTTGTTGTGATATTCTCCGCCTATTCTCTTCTGTCCTTTTTTTCTGTTCTCTTTTCACTGGTAATATTTTGGGTACAACACCTTTGAATGATAATTTATTGTTATGGTATTTTAGGAAATATACACGATTGTTTTCAATTTGGTCGAGTTGTGGCTCTGTTTCTTTCTCTATGTAATAAAAAAGTAACACCTTTTGTACATAAGTATCAAAGTGTGTGTTATAATACCAACGATCTCGAAATTTCAGTGTGGCGTCCTCGACACTTTTGAAATTATGTAACTTAAACAATACGTATTCAGCCTCAGATTTGCTTTCGGTTTCTATGTATCCTTTGTTAATAAAAAAACGTTGCATGTCTTTTGGGAACACTCCGTCCATGTAAAAAGTTCCACGCACGATAGGTTTGAGCTGTATTTTTCTATGCTTTTTAAGTGTTAAATTCGGATTTGGGTTAGAAGATGGAGGTCTGTGCACCAACGGTCCATGTTCGAGAGGATATTGTTGTCGTACCAAATTATCATCTTGCCGATCAAAGTATTCTTCAAAATAGGACATGTTAATGACATTAAATAGACCCCATCCTTTGTTTGAACGGTAATTTAATCTAAACGCTTCTGTATATCCTAATAGGCACGATAAAACCCGTCTACCTTTCAATTGAATTCTATCATTACATATGTTTAGCAAGCCATCGTAATTCTTATATGTTTGATATTTTGTATTTTTCTCGGTTTGATTCTGCCAGTATTGGTAAATATATTTGAATTCAGTGTTGGTGTTTTGATCAAATAAGAACTCTTTACTACGAGGGAAAAGCGCTTTTCGAATTAGTCCAGCACGAATGATATATTCGGCGATTTGTTCTGGCACAACATTTGTGCTAAAGCCTATTTGGTCTAGTACTCTTTGTTTACCATATGTGATAAAAGACGGAATTGTTGATCCATCCACTTTATCCTCTTCCTTGTACTCGAAACCTTTAAAACGTTTGTATGCTAACATGGAAAGAAATATATTTCCCAATGCATATATATCCTGGCTTTCGCCATTTTCAAGTCGTGTTCTTGGTATATTCTCAACAGGCATATATTCAAAATGTAAGGTGATGGCGATTGAGTCGGTGTTTATAAAGTAATGCAAAGGTCTAAATATTAAATCATTGTCTTTGTCATCAATTTCTTGTTCAGGCTTATACAATCGCGATTCGTATAATCCCATAATATAAGGGATATAATCTCCTTTTTCAATAGGTACTTGATATAGTACTCCTCCCACGTTATATTCAATGTGTCCTTTTTTTTGTGATGGAATTAAAAGTATGTTTTGTTCCGCTAAATCCCTGTGTAAAAATCCAAATTGGTATCGCATACTATATATGATCATTAACAGTTGGAACCACAGTCGTTTCAATTCATAGGACTTAAACGCTTTTGTGTTATCTCGTTGAACGTACTCCAGCATGCTAACATACGTAGTGTCCCATTCCTGTACCAAAACATAATACGACTCACTCGTTTTCGCTAATACACGTTGGTGAAACTCAAGACATTGATTTTTATATGATTTAGAAAGTTCGCTATTTTCGATAGCAATATAATATGCATCAACGCTTTTTTTTTGTTTGATATCAATACTCCCATATGTATAATAATGGCCACACGGCTTTAATTGTTCTTCTTCTTGATTGTTATCTGATGGTTTAAACGTTCCGCAAGTAAACTCGTTTACATATGAATACATTTTTATTTCACGACGTGCTGCATGTGGCTTAAATGGTTCATAAAACGACATTCGATAAGACTTTCCATTGATTCTACAATCAAAAGATAGATAAAGTTTGTTTGGATTGTAAACTAATTTTAAATCTGTCACATTCTTTGCATCGGTTATTATTTTTGTTGGAAGAGGTTGTCCCCTTTTTACCGTGTCACTGCTGAACCACCCAAACGGCCAGCTCATATTGTTTTACTTATAATCATCTAAATTAGAATTATACAAAATAAATACTTTGATACTTTTATTTATCTATTTTAGTAACATCAAATTTTTATATATGAAATAGCTCTTCCCAAATTCAATTTCTGTGCATATGGCATGTTTGCATTCTTATACTGTTGAATAATACATGCCCCAAATACAAATGCACGATTAAAAAAGGGCTTCTTGTATTGTAATATTTTCGTAAGGTTGATAAAGGTCTTCAATTCTGGTGATGAGATGTTTTTTAATTCTTGTTTAATTGATTGTATAAGTTGATTCCATGTTTGGTCCCAGTTTGATTCAGACGCCTTTTGGTACATGACCCACCATTCTTTTACTGTGTTGTTACCATTGTCATATTGAGACGGAAACCACGTAATAAGTCTATTGTTTGAAATGTCCGGGTCCTTAAACGTGATTTGTTTTTTAGCATCCCTGACAAACCAACTATACATTTGCTTAGGTAAGTCTAAGAAGACAGAAAGGTACGACTTTGTGTTTTTTTTAATTTGTTTTTCAAATTTTTCAACATTGACTTTGATTGAACGAATGTTTCTCATACGTTGTGTGTTATTCAACTTAATTTGTTTAATAAAATCCACGCTAAGTTTCTTATACGTTGCTGTTTCTTCTGGTTTCAATATCTTTTGAGATTCATAAAAGGTTCTTTGTAGGTCTAATTGCTTCATTTCATATCTACGTGTTTGTAAAATCAACTCACTCTTAAACTTGTATAATATAGGATTCACAACATTGTCACGGTGGTAGAATTGTAAACAAAACGGAATTTCGGATGGTCTATCCGCTTGATCGTCAGACAACTGCGGTGCACCATCAGATAGGTCTTGCGGATACCAAAATGATCCAACACAAAACACCTTTGGAAGCCATTCGTTTGTATCGTTTGAGAAATACAATTCTTGCCACACTAATGGCCTTCCCTCGTTTGTGGTGGATTCAAATCGCCACCATATATTGGTTGCAATATCCAACACATATAATATATATCGGGATGTGTTGTAAACACGAGTAATGCCAGACACCAGTTTATAGATCTCATGGTTTAAATCATAGCCATATGGATTCATAACAATGTCACGAATATTAATGGGTTTGCTCTTAGCGTCGTACACTAGTTGTTCATTGTAATACATCTGGTCGTCTTTCTTATAAACACGTCTAGCTACATGTTGTTTTACCACCAACGATTTCGCTGTGTTTTCATTGTATCCTATGATTTGTGCCAATTTATGAGTCTTGGGATTTTGTCCAATTACTGTACGATATGGCAACGGATCTTTTTGATTTATACGAGATTGATCGAGCGACCCTTTGTTTAATAAAAACTTAAATTCATCTTCGGGGAATTGCAACATATTTTTTATGCATGCTACATCTTTCAATAACAAACTTTCAATAGCTTTATCGTCAGATTCTAACACGCGCAATTTAAGCCATATTTTTTGATCTATATATATTGCGGGTTTGCCATCATCTCCGCATTGTAAAAAATTTATACTACGTAACCAATATTCCATAAAATCGAACAATAGACTTTCGTCACCAGGCCAGTTCCTATACTTTGTCCATTGTCGATTGAGTAATCTGAAAACGTAACCTTGAACGCGAAACTCTCGATCTTTGAGAGATTTAAATAAAAATTGTTGGTACGGGCCTGATGGCATGAGAAATAAAAATTTGATCATCATATCTATCCATTGCAATTCTTTCCTGTAAGGTAAGTTTGTTGAATTAAACAGACGACCTTGTTGTTCAAAATATTTGGTTTGACAATCAAAACTAAAATATCGCATGATATGATTTTGATCCCAATTGAATCGTATTTGTCTGTAGGCGATCATTGTGGGTTGACTTGGAATGACTGACTCAAGTTCTTGTAATTCGTAACCTCCCTCAATTAAATATCCAATAAAGAATTTCAGTGCCTTTAAATACTTTTTAATGTTTTCATAATCAACCTTGTATGGAACTCTACCAACAAAGTTATACAATAGTATTGCATTATCATCCCATTCTAACGAAGCTCCTAACGGTACTTTAAAATCATATTGAATTCTTACATTTTCCATTCTCATTACTCCATTAGATTTTCGAAGCTGTGGCCATAATAATTTTACCCAAATTTTAATCTCCTCGTCGTCAATATCAAATTCCGAGTCGCTCAACACACTGTTGATGGGAGATATGATATCTTCGTTGATCTTTTTAGGAAGCTCATTTTCCATGAAATTTTGGTCCTGTACATTTTTTTTAACATTGTCGCCAAATAAATATTCAAATGACACGTTTTTTATTGTTTTTTTCAAAACGGCGGAATGGTCCATGGTTGATACCAAAATATTAAATTAAAATAGATCATACAATATATACTTTTAAATTTTAAACTTTATTTTTTATTAAGAATCAACTTGAGCCATTCTTCCTCACTCTCTTCCTCACTCTCTTCCTCACTCATTGTGTAGCCCAAAAAGAATTCTTTTTCATATCGCAGATCATCTTTTTTAATTCTGGCCTCAAACTTCTTCTTCTTATCACCACCTTCCAAACTATTCCATAGATTTACTTGTTTTTTTAATTGAACCAATGTAGTTTTTTCATTTTCTCCTTGTCTACCCAATTGTAACAGTATGGCTCGCAAGAATTTGACAGCAATAATGGTTTGTGCCACCAATTGATAGCCCGTGTTCACAAATGGTGTGTCTGGTTCAACCAAAATTTCTCCGCTATTATTAATAATTTTACCCCATTTAAATTTCTTACTGGTTAATAATGATTTTAACACGTTTTGATTACTGGCAATCTTTGCTGCAGTTGTGACACATTTTACAAGTTGTTCTTGCCACCTACGAACGTGTATTGCATCATCTGTTCCTAAGTTCCTGTCAATGATAAACTGGACCAATTTCATCAATTTTTCACCACACGCTTTGATGTCTTCCACGGTTTCATCAGTGATTTCCATGGGTGGTACTCTAAATTTGGGTACCGCACCCGGATAACGCATATAAATGTACATATAAGGCCTAAATGTTCTCGTACGAATACCTTCAACAATTTTTACCGGTTTTGTTAATACCAAAGGCAATTGGTTTTCATCCAATTCTTCATCTTTCAATTTGCGTGCAAAAGGTTCAATTTTTGTGGATTCTCTTTTTAGCGCATCATAATACCACCATTCCTTGGATCGAATATCATGCACAAGTGTGATAAAATGACCCGAAGTGTGTAATATCACTGACATGAGCACATGGCCACTGGTTCCATTATCATGACGTAAATATACAATGTCTTTGCCAGTTTGATCTGTGAGTTCACGCGCCTCATTTGCATACGCTAATAAATTGACATTGACGTATTCTGGTTCGAGTT